CCCAACTGATTGGAATACAATGGTACTTCTTGATACCATGTCTCTTCTAGATAAGAATCTAAATGATTCTTTATACAATCAAATTGATTTTGTTCTTCTTGTGTTTCAACGTATTGTTTGTGATCTTTCCCATCCAAGTATAACTCAAGACCGGAATGCATTCTAGTGCCGTTTGAACTTGACTCGGCTGTGATTCGATTTGCTTCTTTTTCTCCGACTTTTTTTCTCCATTGTGCAATTGATTTCTGTTTGAAGTGTCCAAGTAACGTAGTAATTGAGATGAACTTGTTACCTTCAGGTGTGACATAATACCTTTTCTTATCAATTGTTTTGGTAGAAATTTCGGCTAGTTCAATTTCTGGTTTTGTATACATATCAATAAAATCTAAACAGTATAAATAATGAGAGAGAAATCATCTTTTATCAACATTTAATATTTAAGCAAAATGGCAGAATCAATCTTTGATAGAGATTTAAATTTAAGTAATTTTCGTATAAAAAATCTAGGAACTGCCGTAGACCCAAACGATGCTGTTTCTAAAAGAGATTTGGATTTACAAAAATCAAGAATTTTTGATAATGCTGAGAGTTTTACATTAACTTCTGGAACATTATCTGTTACACTTTCAAATCCTACTGATGTATATAGTTGTTTAGTTTTTCATGATGGATTGGCGCAAGGCCCCTCTACAGAAGACTCACAAGGAAATCAAACAATACGTGATTATCAAATATTAACATATTCAACATATTCAGAAATAAATTATACAAATCCTGTGCCTAGTGGAACGAATATTCTTGTTCTCTATAATACAGTAGTCAATCAATAAAGTCAAGTAAAAAATGGCCTTACCTCATATTGAGCTTCTAGATACCTTTGCAGTATGGAGAGATTATTTTAATTTTGTTGTAGATGAGTTCAATACAGCAAGTGCTTTACCTTCTGCTAATACTCTGGTTCGTAGAGATGCAAATGGTGCTATTGCTGTTACCACATTAAGCTTTGTTGGAACTGGTATAGAAACTCTTGAGAACAAAATAATAGATGCTGCAAACAACACATTAATTTTATCATTAAATGATTTACAAGATGTTGCTGTATCTAGCACTCCAAATAATAATCAAATACTAAGATATAATACTACAAGTGGAAATTGGATTGTTGCCAATGAAACAGTCTATACTGAGTACACTGATAGTGATGTAGATGCGCATTTAAATAAAAACTCTGCCAGCAATAATCAAGTATTAAGTTGGACAGGTTCAGATTATGCATGGATTACACAAACAGCATTATATAGTAACAGTGAAGTTGATACACATTTAAACACAAGCACTGCTTCAACAAATCAAATATTAAGTTGGACAGGTTCAGATTATGATTGGATAGATACACCAAGCACATATTCTAATAGTGATGTTGATACACATTTGAATACGGGTACGGCATCTACAAATCAAATATTAAAATGGAATGGTTCAGATTATACATGGGCAAACGAAACTCCAGAAGCAGATACTTTAGATTCTGTAATCAGTAGAGGTTCTACTACAACTACTACAGCAATAATACCATTTTTATATTCAGACCAAAATTCATTTCCAAATGCGAGTACTTATCACGGAGCTATAGCACATAGTCATCAAGATGGTGCAATGTTTTTTGCTCATAGTGGTTCTTGGGTACAATTAGCAAATGATAGTGATATACCTAATGCATACACCAATAGTAACGTAGATACTCATTTAAATACCGGGACGGCAACAGCAAATCAAGTATTATCATGGACAGGAACAGATTATAATTGGGTTAATCAATCTACTTCGGGTAGTTCTTCTACAGTTGCAAGAACAACTGTAAGTGCAACTACAGCATCAATAGCAAATGATGCTTCTGATAATATCACAATAACTGGATTTAAAAGTTATTATTTATTGAAAATTCAAACTGATGCTGCCGCTTGGGTCACATTATATATAGATACGGCGAGTAGAAGTGCTGATGCTAACAGAAATATTTTAACAGACCCTATACCAGCAGATGGAGTTATTGCGGAAGCAATATTACCAACGGCTACTTCTATACGGTTTGCGCCAGCAGTTTTAGGATGGAATAATGATAGTGTTCCCTCAACTTCCATATATGCAAAAGTGGTTAATCAATCTGGCTCAACAAGAACTATTACAACAACATTAACATTAATTCAAGTAGAATCTTAATGGAAAATTACATAATATTGTGTAAATCTAAAGATGACATGCTGGATTTATATGATGATATGGAAACTACTGGTGGTAATTTATATATTCCTGATAGAGCCGTGGAATGTTCAAATAGAAGAACCATGAGTAGAGGTACTGTATATTTGTTAACTGAAGAAGAAGCTAATGAACTAAGAAAAGACCCTAGAGTAATAGGGGTAGAAAAAGAATCTGACATATTTAACAGTAGAATTATTACACCATCAGGATGGACACAATATTCAAATGACTGGGATAAACAATGGTATGGAAGCGAAACGGGAACAGAAAAAAATTGGGGATTAAAAAGATGTACTCGATTAAATAATCATTTTCTCTGGGGTTATTATGGAGAATTAAACGGTGGAGCAAATACTGTAAGTGGCACAGTAACAAGTATGTATTCTGGTTATAATGTAGATGTTGTTATTGTTGATGGTCATTTAGATGATAGTCATCCGGAATTTTCTGTAAATCCTGATGGTACTGGAGGAAGCAGAGTTGTTTATTTAGATTGGGATGCTTTTACTAATGTGAGATTAGGAACAACAAATGATTTACCTTCTACATATGGTTCATACATTTATGGGGATGGTGTAGGTAGTACATTTACAGACTATGGTTCTGACCACGGAATGCACGTTGCTGGCACAGTAGCAGGTAATACTCAAGGATGGGCAAGAGGTGCTACAATATATAATATAAGTCCGTATTCTAATGGTGGAGATCCTAATGCAGTTTCAAACCCAAATTCAAGTGCATATAGAAATTATGTGTTTGATTATATCATAGCATTTCACAAAAATAAACCTATAAATCCTATCACGGGAAGAAAAAATCCAACTATTGTAAATGGTAGTTATGGTGGCGCTTATGGTATAACAGCAAGTTCTAGTAGCATCAATTTCAGAGGAAGTACTGTCACTACAAATGCTTCAACAAATACAACCAGTGATTATAGAAATTGGGGATTACATGCATCCTCAACAACATCTACTTTAGTTAGTCCTCACCATTCTTTTTATTCACCATTCACTCATAGTGACGTTACAGACCTTATTAACGAAGGAATTATTTTAGTAGTAGCCGCTGGAAATGCATTAGAATTTTATGCAGAACCTAATGACCAAGATTATGATAATTACATAAATGATGGTACATTCTTCTATTATTATTGTAGAGGAGAAGAAAAAGCATATGGTAGTGCTGGAGGATTAGCAATAGGAAATATGGATGCATATTATTTAGAGATAAAATCAAGTTCTTCTGCAAGAGGTCCTAATATAGATGCATGGGCACCAGGTTCTGCTATTATGAGTTCTGTACATCAAATTGGAGATGGTGGAAATTCTGGTAAAGTGCAAGACCCAAGAAATAATTCATACTATCTTGAGAAAAAAGGTGGAACTAGTATGGCCAGTCCACAAGTTGCAGGAGTTTTAGCTTGCATAGCAGAAAAATATCCAGATTTAACTCAAGATGAAGCCAGAGAATGGATACAATATTATAGTAATAAAGATGATATATATCCATATGCATCAAGTAATGGATTTTCAGATGTTTATTGGTTAGGAAATACTTCTGGAGAAAGTAATAGATTATTATATTTAAAACAAACTAGATATTCCAATAAAAATCAAGATGTTCTTAGAAAAATCAGACCTACATCTGGTATAACTTATCCAAGAGTAAATTATAAATTTAGAGATGTTCGTAAAGGTATAGAGAAATGGTATCCAATTTATATAGTGTACGCTAGTCAAAGTCCTGCTCATTATAAAACAACTGGAGTTGATAGTAATGGTACTTTTAATAATAGAGATAGCAGTACAACTGCAATTAATATGAATGTTGGCGAGGCAATAGCATTCAGCAATATGTGGGGAAGTGGTTCGATTTCAACAAGCCATCCAATGCGCATTAGTTCTTCCGTTGGTGGTGCTGAACATTCTGATGTGATAAATTCTTCTCAAGAAAGTTATACATTCTTACCATCAAGTACAGGTACATATTATTACTATTGCATATACCATCAAACTATGTATGGTCAAATTATAGTGAGTTAAATAAATATATATAATAATTTAGAACAATTTTAATTTAAATAAACATGACTATAACTAGTATAACATTTTCAGATAATTTTTCAACTTGGAAAGATAGATTTAATCAAGTTGTAAATGAAGTTAATAGCACAATAAATTCTAACACAATAACCAGTGGTGCTAGTTCTGCAGGACCTGCTGTAAATATAAACATACCTTCTGAGAAAATTTTATTAGCAAGAACTGCATTTGCACCCATAAATGGAATTTTATCAAATGGTAGTTATGTTGGTGAATCTAAAGTTATTTTTGTAGAAGATATTGCTAATGCCACAACATTGATTTTAGCGATTGCTTCAAATAGTAATTTGATAATACCTCAAAGCGGAAGCACAATAACCGCTTCAGCAAATCAATTCGTAAAATTAATTTGGAATGGAAGTAAGTGGTTAGTAGAATCTTATGACGCAACAATAGCCTAATATAAAAAATGGCAAATATATTAAAAATTAAAAGTTCAAATGTTGCATTAAGAGAACCTACTTCTTTAGAGTATGGTGAACTTGCGATTAATTACCGTGATGGTAAATTATTTTACAAAGATGC